GCCTTGGCGCTGTCGTGGCTGGTGCTGCGCTCATCGCGCCTGCGGCTGGGTTGATCGTCGGCGGCGTGTTGCTCGCGCTGGTTGGCGTTGCGCTTGAACCGAGAGGCAAATGATGCTTGGTCGTTTGTTGGGTCTTGGGTCCGAGGCGCGCGCAGTCTCGTATCAATCGCTGTTTGCCTCTGGCGCTGACTGGTCATACCTGACGCCTAGTGGTGTGCCGATGGATCAGACCAAGGCGCTGAAGGTGTCTGCGGTGTATGCCGCTGTGCGGTTGCTGTCGGACACGATCAGCACGCTGCCTGTGGACACGTTTGTGCGTATTGATGGTCAGCGTGTTCCCTATCGTCCTCGCCCTGAGTGGGTGTACCAGCCTGACATCGGGACCAGCAAAGACGAGTTCTTGCAGCAGATCATGGTGTCCTTGCTTCTCGACGGCAATGCCTTTGTGCGCGTCTATCGCGCAACCTCCGGCCCAAACTCTGGCTTGCCCACCGCACTTGTGGTGCTTGACCCGACCATGGTCGAGGTGCGCCGCAACCGTGACGGCTTCATTGAATACTTGCATAACAACCGCACGGTCATTGACCGCCAGGACATGCTCCACATCACAGAGCTGAAGAAGCCTGGCGCGCTGCGTGGCATCAGTCGCATTGAGGAACTGAAAGACACGCTTGGTATGGCGCAGGCTTTGACTGAGTTTGCTGCACGGTTCTTTGGTCAAGGCTCTGTCACTAGCGGCATCATTGAAACGCCAGCCATGATCGGGCGTGAGCAGGCACTTGAACTCAAGACCACCTTTGAGGCAACGCATCGAGGCGTGGACAAATCTCACCGCGTCGGCGTACTCGGCGGTGGCTCCAAGTTTGTCAAGACTGGTGTGAATCCCGATGAGGCTCAGATGCTTGAGTCTCGACAGTTTGCGGTTGAGGAAGTGGCGCGGATCTTCCGTATTCCGCCGCACATGCTTCAGGTGACTACCCCTGGCGCGATGTCTTACGCATCAGTTGAGCAGAACGCTATTCAGTTCAGCCAATACACGCTGCGGCCTTACATCTCCAAGATTGAGACTGCGCTGACCTCGCTGCTGCCTGGTGACGCCTTTTACCGCATCAACCTTGACGGCTTACTGCGTGGCGACTTCCAGACGCGCATGAGCGGTTACAGCACCGCCGTGCAAATGGGCGCGTTCAGCATCAATGACGTGCGCCGGCTTGAGGATCTGTCACCTGTTGATGGTGGCGATGAACACCGCGTGCCGTTGGCTAACGTGAACGTGACCGCAGCCAACCTGACAGAGCAGGAAAAGCGCGTCAATATGCTGACTAGACTGGTCCAACTTGGCTTTGAGCCTGCTGAGTCGTTGTCTGCCGTTGGCCTGTCCCCGATCACTCACACTGGCCTGCCGACTGTGCAACTGCAGGCCGCAAGCCAATTTGACGCGCTTGATCCGTCTGCCGCTTACCCTGTGCGCGATCTTGACGAAAACTTGGAGTCACGATGAGTGTTGCGCCTGGGATTCTGAACTTGACGTTAAGCCAGGGCGCTACCTGGAACGTGTCAATGACCTATCAAAACGCTGAAGGTCAGCCTATTGACTTGACAAACTATGACGCGCGTATGCAAGCGCGCACAAGCTACGATGCTGCAAATGCCATTCTTGACATTGCGGACGGGTCGGGAATCATACTTGGCGGCACGACAGGTGAAGTAACCATCAGTGTTCCTGCCGGAACAACGGCGAACATTCCAGCAGCGCAATATGTCTACGACCTTGAACTAATTAGTTCTGCCAATGAGGTGACTCGACTTATTGAGGGAACACTGATTGTCACACCTGAGGTGACGCGCTGATGGGTATTGCTATCAATTACCCAGAGCAGACCAAAGTTACCGTGCAAGATGACGGTGACCGCATTGTTGTCTCATCTGCCGCTGCTCAAGGTCCACAGGGTGAGGTTGGCCCTGCTGGCGCTACTGGACCAAGTGGGCCTGTCGGAGCGACAGGACCGACCGGACCGCAAGGTGCAGTCGGAGCCACGGGACCTCAGGGTGCAACTGGTCCCACAGGATCTCAAGGCGCGACAGGCGCAACTGGCCCTGAAGGCGCGGTTGGCGCAACAGGTCCCCAAGGTGAAACGGGACCCACAGGTGCCACTGGTCCGACAGGTCCAACAGGTGAAATTGGCGCAACTGGCCCAACAGGACCACAGGGTGAAGTTGGCGCCACTGGACCAACGGGACCCACAGGCGAGACTGGACCTACTGGCGCTGTTGGCGCTACTGGTCCCACGGGAGCCATGGGACCGCAAGGTGAAGTCGGCCCTACTGGCCCAACTGGAGCTCAAGGTGAAGTCGGCCCAACTGGAGCCACGGGTGCAACAGGCGAAGTCGGTGCAACTGGACCAACAGGAGCCACTGGCCCAACTGGTCCTCAAGGCAACCAAGGCGACATCGGTCCTACTGGCGCGACCGGACCCCAGGGTGAAACTGGTGCAGTTGGCGCAACTGGCCCAACAGGTACTACCGGAGAAACTGGCGCAACTGGACCTCAGGGCGAGACTGGCCCCACAGGACCAACTGGACCGCAAGGCATACAAGGCGACACTGGCGCAACAGGTCCTACTGGACCTACTGGTGCAACAGGCGAAGTTGGACCCACGGGCGCAACCGGACCACAAGGAGAGATTGGCCCAACGGGACCAACTGGCGCACAGGGCGCAACGGGAGCCACTGGCCCGACAGGCGCAACTGGTGACATAGGCCCAACTGGTCCAACTGGCGAAGTTGGCGCTACCGGACCGACGGGACCTCAGGGCGACACAGGATTGACTGGCGCAACGGGAGCCACTGGCCCGACAGGCGCAACTGGTGCAACCGGACCCACAGGACCAACTGGGCCTCAGGGTGCTACAGGCGCAACTGGTCCTCAAGGAACACAAGGCGTAACAGGCGCAACGGGACCCACGGGTGCTACTGGCGCAACTGGTCCACAGCCTTCGCTGTCATCCTCCAATCCGCTGATGAATGGCACGGTGTCAGCAGGCACGGGCATTACGGCATCACGCACCGACCATGTGCACCCAAGTGACACAACACGCATCCCGACCGAGGCTGTGGACCGTGATGACATTGTAAATCGAGTTCCTTCTGGCACTTGGCAAAGTTCGACAGCGACGAAGGCTGAGGGCTGGCCGGAGGACGCGAACAACTGGTATCACCTGCTCAGTTCTACGCACTCCAACACAGGGAACTATTACTCCATGCAGTTCGCGGCATCGTTCTTTGACGGTAACGCGCTGTGGTTCCGCGTCACGAACGGTAGCGGCAATGCCGCGTGGGTGCGGATGTGGCACTCCGGTAACGACGGAGCTGGCTCTGGCCTGGACGCCGATCTGCTGGACGGTAAGGACGGTTCATACTACGCAGTGGCGAGGCTTGGGTGAGGTTCCATGTGGTTGGCTTGCCATTCACGCAGACCACTGATGATTTCCCAGCCTGTGCCTTCACCATGAAAGTGCGCAAGTTCTCGCAGATGATGAAAGCCGCAGGGCACACTGTTTTTCTTTACAGCGGAGAACAGAACACTGCTCCATGTGATGAGCATATTTCTTGCATAAGTGAACAAGAACGATTGGACATTTTGCAAGGAAATCATTACACAATGGGCAAGTTTGATTTGAGCCTTCCACAATGGCGCAACTTCAATCTGCGAGTGGCTGCGGAGATCAGCAAAAGAGCGCAGCAAAAAGACTTTATTTGCGTGATCGGTGGAACTTGCCATCAACCCATTGCACAAATGCTGCCCGAGCTAATGACAGTTGAGTTTGGGATTGGCTATCCTGGAACGTTCGCCAACTTCCGAGTGTTTGAGTCCTACGCCTGGATGCACGCTTCTTATGGCACAACAACAAGCAATCCGGCGGACCTTGACGGCAAATGGTATGACGCAGTAATTCCTGGCTATGTGGACGCCAGCGAGTTTCCACTAGGCACAGGCCAAGGTGACTACCTGTTCTTTATCGGTCGCCTAATCGAGCGCAAGGGCTACAAGATTGCAGCCGATGTTGCCGAGCATCTAGGCAAGCGACTGGTAGTTGCTGGCGTTGGGACACCACCTGCCTATGGCGAATACATCGGACCGATTGGTCTTGACCGCGCTCAATGGTTTGGAGAAGCATCTGCCGTGTTTGTACCAACTACTTATGTGGAGCCATACGGCACAGTAAATGTTGAAGCACAAATGACAGGAACTCCAGTAATCACAACTGACTGGGGCGCATTTACTGAGACGGTTGAGGACGGCAAGACAGGTTTCCGCTGCCGGACTTTTGGTGAGTTTGTTGAGGCAGTAGAAGCAGCACCAACACTTGACCGAAACTACATCAGGCAACGGGCGCTCAACACTTACAGCCTGGAAGCAACTGCCCCAAAGTATGAACGATATTTCCACAGACTTTTGCAGCTTTGGGACCAAGGCTGGTATTCCTTGAAAGGGATCTAGTGCCTTACTTCATCACAGACTCAGCGACAGGCTGCGCAGGCTGGGCGACGATCAAAGATGACGGTGAAGTCATCGGCTGTCACACAACTAAGCAGGCCGCCATTGACCAAATGGTTGCCGTGTCTATTGCTGAAGGCATGGAGCCTGGCGGAGAGCGTGCAGTGACTGTGCCGCAATACGTCCGACGCGCAGCAGCGCGTGGCTTGGAGTTGCGTCGTGAAGGCTACGGCGGCGATGGCCTAACTGAAGGCACGATCCGTGAAGCACGGCTTATGGCACGCGGTCAGATGTCCGATGACAAAGTGGTCCGCGCTAATGCCTGGGCTGCTCGACATGCACCTGACTTAGACGCACCGCAAAACCGAAACCCAGAGCACCCACAGTGGCCTGGTGCTGGCGCAGTTGCTCACTACCTGTGGGGCATTGACCCACTTGACCCTGCACCTGCTCGTGCTTGGTTACAACGCCAAGCAGACAGCATTAAAGATGAAAGGCAAAACATGACCAAGGTTGAAATCCGCGAAATGCAGGTGCAAGACCTGGAAGTGCGCGAGGCTGGCAACGGCGCTGTGTTCTCAGGCTATGCGGCTGTGTTCAATTCCGACTCTGAGCCGCTGCCCTTCGTCGAGCAGATCCGCCCTGGTGCTTTCCAGCGCACACTTGGCGCGCGTAACAACGTCAAGATGTTTGTGAACCATGACGACACCATGGTGCTCGCTTCTACTCGCTCAGGAACGTTGCGCTTGTCAGAAGATGGACGCGGCTTGCGCGCTGAAGCCGACTTGCCTGACACCACCTACGCGCGTGACCTCGCCGTGTTGCTGCGTTCAGGTGTGGTTGATTCCATGTCCTTCGGTTTTTCTGTTCCGCGCGGCGGCGATGAGTGGAGCCAAGACGGTCAGCGTCGTTTCCTCAATGAGATCCGCCTGCACGAGGTGTCGGTGGTTACTGGCTTCCCTGCATACGAGGCAACCAGCGCGACTATCCGCAAGGCGCAGATCCTCGCGCAGCGCACACAGACTGACGCTGATGCCCTGGCTGATGCACTCACTGCGCTTGAGTCAGGCAACACGATTAGTGACGATCAGGCTTCGCTGCTGGTTGATGTGGTCGAGCGGCAGCGGTTGAAGGAAGAAACACCAGCAGACACCAAAGATTTGGTGAACGTTCTGCGCGAC